CGCGGCTAATTGTTTCGCATATTCTTCTAGCGGCACACCTAATCGTTTAGAAATAGCTACCTGTGATGGTGTGAGCTTCACAGTTTTTCTGCGTCCTTTTGCGGCCGGACGATTGGCACTAGCAACAGTCTGAACTGGTTCAGCTGTAGTTGACTCATTATTACCGAATTTGTGTGGGAATTCAAGTCTTATTCGTTTGTCCACTTCAGAATAATATTCGTCTGATTGACCATCAAAACCTTCTTGTTCTACAAGTTGTTTATGAATGTCAAAAGCCGTGTAAGTCATAGCATTATCCGTTCCAAACCAAGGGTTTTTTTGAGCCCAAGCGTCAGCTTTAGGATCAGGTTGCCTTTGTGGTTGGGGTGGAGATGCTGGTTCTTCTGGAGCTGCTGCAGCAACTTTATTATCAATTTCTTTAATTCTAGCAAGTCTACTAGCGTCCATTGATAGTTGTGCTAACTCAGCTTGTGCCTGAACTTGAGCGTTTACATCGCCTGATGCAATAGCTGTAGCAAGTTTAGTTTTTATAGCTTCAGTTCCAGAGGTAACTCTTTTTTCAAACTCTTTTGTGTAGTCACCATCTAAAGCTTCATATCTTTTTCGATATTTATCAGCATTAGTTTTTTGGTTTTTAGCATACTCGATGGCTTCTTCTTTTTGTCTTTCAGCCTCTCGCATTTTATGCGTAAGTTTTGCTATTCTCTTTTTTACGCCTTCAGAATACTCAGACATCTCTTCTTTTTGTTCTGTCTTTACTGTTTCTGCATCTGCGTGTGTTATGCCAGGAGCTTCAGAAATTTCTATTTCTGGTTTTTCCTCTGGCTGTTCTTCTTGTGGTGCAGCATCAAGATCAATTTCTGTCTCTTGTTCTAGCTCTTCACCTACGTCGATTTTTAAATCGTCTTGCATAGTATAATCCTCCTATGATTACATTGCGTGAATCAAATCTTTAGGATCCCCTATTGTCCCAAGTATCTCATCATCGTTTAACATTCTTATTTCTCCACCATCTATTTCCATGCGTGATCCTGCATATCTTGCAAATATCACCCAATCTTTTTCCTCGCACCAAGCTCCTGTAGGATATCTCTCTTTGTCTGCATAACATAAGGGACCTTTTTTTAGAACATAACCAACTTGTACCGCTGCTCGTGCTCTATCTAATGTTTCTTGTGCGATAATAATTCCACCCTTTGTTTCTTCTTTAACTTGAAAAGGCATAACAAGTATACGCCAACCGGTAGGGTCGGGTAATTTGTCTAAATTTGTTTGGCTAGGTTTTTCTGTAGCTTCTTTATCTTGTTTTTCGTATTTAGCTTCTAATGCGTGTGACATTGTTTGGGTCATCTTTGTCTGGCTCCTTTGGTTCTAGCAGGTTAGAGAGTTCCTGATTTATATTATCGATCCCATGGATCTTACCTATTATATATTTGTATTCTTCCATACTGTCAACTCCTCCGTTTGCGAGGGTTTGAACTAGCGCCTCTAGTTGATTTTTCATTTCCCTTTGTATTTTGTATATTACGTTTATCGGATCTGTAACTTCTGACATATTTTTTTTCTTTATCTCCTAGTTGCTCCCAGAACACGTCAAGCGGATTCTTAGGATTGTTATCCCCCATTTTTCCCCCCAATGTATGATTAAGTCAAATTACTTTTTCTTAAATATATCTGCGCCTTTGAGTCCGTATATCGAGGCGACCACGCCGATAAATAGACTCTGGTACCAGAAAGGTAGATTTGCAAACTTGTCAAAGAACACATCTATCTTTTCTTGTATTGTTGGATCATCACTAAACACACTCCATATCAACAATAAAATTGGGAGCGAAATTAAAATCAAAACGAACTCGTCTTTCCATCCCTTGTCGTTTGATTGTCTTACAGTTTGTTGATACTCGACCTCTCCATTTGCCATTTTTTGTGCATGCAACATAGCTGCATCTGACTCGAGCATTTTGCGCTTCTGTCTATTTGTCATTATGTGGGTGCCAGCGCCGACTGCTAGTTTGATAACGTCAAGTATCATGTGATTATGTGATGATTGCTAGTATTAGAACTGCAACTACTACACCGACTGCAATAGTGACCCACTTGTGGTCTGTCCAGTAGTGCATTAGTTTTGCTTTTATTGATTCGATCATTTGCGTCTCCTCTTCTGTTTTACACCTGCTTCGCTTAATGCGATAGCGATGGCTTGCTTTTTATTTACCACTTTTTTATTTGATTTACCAGATTTAAGTTTGCCTGATTTATATTCACGCATTACCTTGCTGATTTTCTTTTCTTTTTTCAATTAATACCCTCTACATATAATTTAGCATAGTCGGTACCATAACCATCTTGTATTAATCTATTATAGATATCAAACTGTCTTTCAGTTAAACCTGCTTGGTATTGTTGATCTTGTTGCATTGCCATTTGGTCTTGCTGTTGTTGTCTTTCCTCTGCCATTTGTTGATCCATAAATTTATTTCCTTGTTGACCAGGCATGTTACTAACCATTTGGTTAATTTGACTCATGTTATACTCACCATACCCTTCATAGGGGTTAGCTAAATTATCTTTGACTATACCAAATTGTTGAGGGTTCATTCCGTATGTGTTTCCAGAATATTGAAAGCCTTGGTTAAAGGCTACTTGTGGGTTTACATAAGCACCACCATAACTAGGTTCAACACCTAGCATACCTGCTATAGGGCTGTTCATTAAATTATAACCTAGTGATCCTTGAACATTACCTAAATCATCAGTCTTAAAAATTCCTGCGTTTAATATACCTTGAGCTTTTGTCGCTAATTCTGGGTTACTGTAGTAGGTATCTCCTGGTACAGCCGTGCCAAGCGAAAAATCAATATTAGTACCATAACCAGGAGTTGAAGCTGTCATAAAACCTTCGTCCAGCGTTTGTCCTATAGTTAAACCAGTTACAGGGTCGGTGTAATTTGCTTGAGCTGCGGTGTATGCTGGTTTACCAGATATTATTGAAAACATTTTAGATGCCATAAAAGGCGTTGTTCCTATATTTACTAATCCCAGTCCAAGATTTTTGTAACCAATTTGATCTCCAATTTCGGCAAGATCTTTTGCTGTCAGCACCGATAAAGTTGATTTAGCAGCGGCTATGCCATAATCAGCATAATCTGCATTTTCAGGAACACCTGCAACAGAATTATATGCTTTCGAAAAGGTGTCTATAATTCCTTTTGTTTGATTCGCAAGTGAGGTTTTATTTAATCCATATGCCGCCATTCCCCTAATTGCTTCTGGTTTGTATCTATCTTGTAAACCATCTAAAGTTGTTCCCATTTGCCTAGCAAATGCTTCCATCTGTTGTTTTGTAACTGTTTCTGGACGAACGCTGGTTAGTTTGGTTTTTATAGAATCATACAAACTTTTTTGTATTGGGTTTTTTAAATCAAATGTACTAGCTAAATTTTTTAGTTGATTTTTTTGATATGCGTCATAATCAGGGACTCCTTCCGTCCCTAATTCTCCTGGATCTCTATTACTTATCGGTCCTAAACCATATCCAACAAAATTACCCTTTTTGTCTTTTAGTGGTAGACCAGCGCCCATAACAACGCCACCATATTCGTCAGTTTCTCTGTATGCTCTATCTAATTCAATCTTTTCGGCTTCTTTTTTATTTCCACCAGCACCTTTTTGGCCACCAGCAGAACCTCCGGCTCCGATACTACCTTGATTTTTTGACTCTCCAAATTCACCACTGCTTCTGTAGGACATTATTTATCCTCGATAACTGTTGCTTTCATCTGTTTTATGCCATCTTTTGCAAGTGAAATAGACGCTCTAAGTTTAGCATGTTCGTCGTCTTGCTGTAATTTAGCATCAAACTCTTGACCGCCTCTAATTAGTTTTAGAGTCTCCATATTGGCCTTTTCTTCGCCTTCTTTTTCTTTTCTTTGTTGGTCTTGAGCCCTTAATTGTACTTCATCAGACTTCAATTTTAGTAATGGGTCATTATCAAGCTGATTTAACACTTTTTTCTCTTCTTCTAGGTAGTCAGTAGTCAATTGTGCGATTAATTGTGCTTTTCTAGCCTCAATTCGGTCAGTTTCTTGCTTAATTTGTTGTTGAACTTGCATAATTTGCGGATTTTGAGCATTCATACCACCCATACCACCCATTTGTGCACCCATTAGTTGCATATTTTGTGTTAATTGCTGAATTTGTGCAATTTCTTCTTGGAATTCTAGTTGAACTTGCTCTTGAGCCATCAATGCAATGTGTTCCATGCAGTTTTTTGACAATAAAGCCAGTGCTTGAGGGTTGTTTCTTGCCATAAACGTGCCCATAAACGTCAAATGAGCGTCCATGTGTGCTTGGTGGTCTTGTCCTGGGAACGCTTTGAACGGTTTTCCAGACATTGCCATAATGTTCTCCATAGCAGGGTCCATAGCTTGTGGTTTTTTTGGTGGTGGTAAAATAACATTTACATTTTTTATACCTAACGCTTCGTACATACCTCTATACGCTTCATACAGGTTGTGCATTTTTGGATTTGACATTGCTAACTGCAATGCACTTTGTGCAACTGTAATTCTTTGTGTTTGTGAGAAGATGTTTGGATCAGCTACAGGAATGATATCTATTCTCTCATTAAAGTCTGCTTGTTTAACTTCTTTTTTAGCACCAATAATATCGTATGGATAAACAGGTGGTAAGTAAGTTGCAAAAGCATCAGCCATTAACATAAACTCACATTTCATAGATGCGTATAATCTTTTGTGTATTGCAGACATAACCCTTGATCCACGCTCCAATAATGCAACTGTAGTTCCAACAGCTGCACTCTGGTTTCCATCACCCACTTGCATATCAGCTATGCTCGCAAAACGTTGCCCAGATTGAACCACAAAATCCATAAGCTGTAGCAACGTTGCGTTAGGGCCTTTGAACGGTAAAGGCATAAATGCATCACTTAAGTTTCCACCAGGTGCATCGACGTCACGGAACTCTCCCGGCTGCAACGGTTGAGCTTCATCACGTACTCTAATGCCTCGCATCTTAAATCCGGCTGGTAAATTAGACAAGGTGCCGGCGTCTAGTAATTGTCTAAGTGCTGCAGTTGCAGTTCTAGACAATCCGCCGATCATGTGAATTAAGCCGAACCCATAAAATCCGAGTCCTGGTAAAAATTTAAAGTGTACAAAATATTCTTTTCTTTTTTTATTTGGATCTTGCATGTCATAGTTTCTTCTGACAGCTAAAACTTTTCCTGAGCCTTCATCAATAGAAACTATGTATGGAATCTTTAACCCAGTTGGTTCTTGCATCTCATCTAGCTCTTCAAACCCAGGTAAATCTAAAAGTGTGTGGAATTCTAAAACATTATAAATTTCATCGCTGTGTGGATCTACACCACCTAGCTCATCTTTTTTGTCTGTTATTTCACTAGCGTTAGCATCTTCTTCAACAGCAACATCAGCATAAAAACCAGACAATTGTTGTTTTAATAAATCATTGCCTTTCATTTTTATTTTGTGAATTATTGTTTCTGTATCATCTAAACTTGTTGCAGTGTATGGAACGTATAAATCTTCTGCTGGTACAAATTTAGATACACAACGACCTAGTAACTGATCGTAGTAAACTTTTTTAAATGTAGAACCGGATAGTGGTAAGTTAAATAACATTTGATCAAACTCTGGTTCGTATTCTTTCATCTCAACCATAATTTGATAATTCATAAAATCTTTTACACGATCAGCTTGTTGTTCTCTTTCTGGTGTAACCGCACCAACAATCTGTGCTCTTACGGGTCCGTCTGCAGGAAGCAATTCTTTATAAGCGAGCGCCTGGAATTGTGTTACAGCTTCTGCAAGCACCGGGTGTGTTGCGCCACTTGCACCTCTAAATGGTTCTGCTCTGTCCTCATATTTAAAACCAAGAAGGTCCATACCTTTTGTGTATGTGTTTTCCCAATCTTGTCTTGACGCTTTACAGTCTTCGTAAACTTCTAATAAATCACTAGCTAATGCTTCAGTGTCATCTGGATCCATTAAATTAATTAAATTTTCATTGTGACCTTGTGGTCCTAGTGTTGCATTTAATGCTTGTGGATCAAAATCAATCGTTGCACCACCATCTTCGTCTTGTGTGATTTCAACAGGTGGTTTTGTATTCGCTTGTTGTTGCAACATTTCTGTTGCAGCTTGCGCGCCTGCTTGTGGTCCTTTTATTTGAAATGAACGTCTTGGTCTTGGAACATTCAATGTTTTTTTATCAATTACCATAACTTACTCTCTCCTTAAATTTAGATGCTATGCCGCCTTGCGCCATCCCTACTCTACCACCTTTAGCCATATCATCTACTATAGTCGGGTTTGTGAATTTTTCTATAAAGTCGTCAATTCCTTTGTCTGCTTCTTTTACTGTTAGTTTTCTACCACCTGTTGCAAATTTTTCCCAGTTAGAAACATCTCCTTTTAGATCATCATAATCAACACCAACATTTTCAAAATCTTGGTACTCTCCTTTTGAAAACTCACCTGCTTCAAACGTTGGTTTGTTTGTTACTGAGCCTCGCTTAATTTCGCCTGTTATAGGATCTTTTTTACTTACAATTTGTGTTTCTCCTGGCGAATATTCCATAGAAACTTGTTGGTAATCATTACCCCTACCACTTACTGTAATTCTACCTGTGC